CAATGGGATTGGAAGGTATTTCCGTGATCGACGGCCCGCAAACCACTCAAGAGTGGAAAGAGCACTCTGTCTCTTATGACCTATGGTCAATCGAGACAGCGTGTGAACGAATCCTCGCGGCCGGGGCGCGGGCAAGTCTCATGATCCTTTTAGAAAAGATCATTCGCGAGCACAAGCTGGATCGATTTTCGAGAGAGGCGGCGGAATGACCCGGATTGTCTCATTCTATGGTGGCGAATGTCACATCGAGTTCGATCCGGCCAAGCATGTCTATGTGTGGAAGGAGAAGGGCCGCAATCTTCCCGGCGTGACCGAAATTCTTAAGGCGTGCTTTCCGAAAGACGCTCTGATGCAATGGGCTGCCAACTTGGCCTCAGAGGCGCGCGGTAATGGAGCGAGTCATGACGATGCGCGTTTTGCTTGGCGCACCGTCTCACGCGATGCGGCCGACAAAGGCTCGCTGGTCCACGCCTTCTGTGAAGGCGCTCCGCACTACACGCCCGATAATATCCCGTGGCCAGAGGATAAGCAGGTTCGCGCCGCCGCCGAAGCATTCTGGGCTTGGTGGACCAGCCGCCATGTCCAGGTCATCGACCAGGAAAAGATCGTGTTCTCCCGGTCGCTGCAATACTGCGGAACGCTCGACCTGCATGCCATGATCGACGGCGAGGTCGCGATCCTGGACTATAAGACCAGTTCGGGTTTCTACCGCGAAATGCCGGTTCAGCTCGCGGCCTACGCGGTCGCGCTCGAAGAAATGACCGGCGAGCGAATCTGCAACGGCTGGATCGTTCGTCTAGACAAAAAGACGGCGAAATTCGAGCCCCATTACGTGCCCATCAACGACAAGCTCAGACGGACATGGCGCACTTGTCTTGACTGGTATCGGAGCCTGCAATTCGTTGACGATCTGACAGACCAAGTGAAGCAAGCAACCCTGAAAGGAACCCGGCTATGCCAGACATCGATTCCATCTACAGTTCTAATTGGCTGACCGGCGACGAACTCGCCGATAGCGACGATGTAACGCTTACCATCGCGGGCGTCGAAATCAAGAAATTCGACGACGGCAAGATGAAGCCGATTCTTGCTTTCGAGGAAACGGACAAGCGTCTCGTTGTTAACAAGACCAACGCGCTCATGATCTCGGAAGTATGCGGAACCAAAAACACCGATCATTGGATCGGCAAGTCGATCACGCTTTACGGCACTAAGGTCGAGTTTGGCGGCAAGCTCACCAACGGCATCCGGGTTCGTCCACCGATGCGCAAATCGACCGGCAAGAAACCGGCATTTCTCGGCGGCAAGTCGCAACAGTACGACGAGCGCAATCCACCTCCTTTTGACGACGAGGTGCCCTTCTAATGAGCGTCGTTACGGATGAAGATGTCGAGAAGGCGTTGGACTTTTTGCGTGCCAACGCCTTCAAGGCCGCCAAGGCAAGAGCCGAGCGCATTTGGCTTGAGGAGTACCGCAAGTCGAAAAAGGCTCTGCTCATGAAGTGCGCGCTTGCCGAGCACAACGGCCCCGGCGAGCTTTCGGTCAGCGCCCAAGAGCGCGAAGCCTACGCCCATCCTGAATATTTGCAACTCCTTGAGGGACTCAAGGTTGCCGTCGAGGAGGACGAAAAAGCGCGTTTCGGGATGTTGTCGGCACAAGCCGTAATCGATGCTTGGCGAACGGAACAGGCGAACGCGCGAGCGATGGAGAAGATCGTTTAATGCCGCGCACGGTCAAAGAATGGATCGGCAAAGATGACAACACCCCAATCCCGCCGAGGGTCAAGACCAGGGTGGTCACACGCGCAAATCACTGCTGCGAAAATTGCGGAATTAGAATCCGCTATGGCGGGCAGATCGATCACGTCGTCGCGCTCGTCAACGGCGGAAAAAACAGAGAGTCGAATCTTCGGTTTCTCTGTGCCAATTGCCACAAGGCAAAGTCACGTCGCGATGTGGCTGAGAAATCGAAGATCGCTCAAACCCAAAGCAGAATGGGACCGCTTAAGCGAGAGCGTCGCGGGTTCTGGGCTTGGCGCAAATTCGACGGAACTATGGTCTACAGAAAGGAGATCGAGTGGGACCCTGGGAGGAAGAAATGAGTCTCATAGCCTATCATAACGATAAAGCGATCAAGTCGGCTATTCTCAAGCAGCTTCGCGCTCACGCCGAAGCCGACGAGATTGTCAAGGGACAATATTGGGAAGATGGCAAGGGTTGTGCTGTTGGCTGCACTATCCACGGGGCCAATCACGCTGAATATGAGTCTAGCTTCGGCATTCCGCAAATGCTGGCCCATCTGGAAGATTGTATCTTCGAGGGCCTGCCAAACGTCGAGGCTAAAAAATGGCCAGTGCGCTTCATGTCGGCCATCGAGCCGGGACAAGACCTATCACTCGTTGGTTGGAAATTTCTGCATTGGCTTCTAACCAATGAAAAAGTCAATCCTAGGATCAATGATCCTCTTGTGCGCGATGCGGTGAAACAATGCGCCGATGTGTTAGTCCCTCTGACCAAGGGTGAGCCAGTTGATAAGCGCGCGGCGAAGCGCGCGGCGCATGCGGCGTGGAGCGCGGCGGATGCGGCGGAGGATCGCGTCGCGGGGAGAGCGGCGTGGAGCGCGGCGTGGGGCGCGTGGAGCGCAGCGAAGAGCGCGGATTGTGCGGCGGAGAGCATGGAGTATTCGGCTGAGCGAGCGGCGTATGCGGCGGAGCGCGTGGCGAGGAGCCCGGCGAGGAGCCCGGCGAGGAGCGCGGCTTACATTCTCATGTCCAAAAAGCTTATCAAGCTAATTAAGGACGCTAGAGAGAACACCCTCGCAGGAAGATAGAGCGAAAGGGCGATGGGTGAGAACAGCAAAATCGAATGGTGCGATCACACGTTCAATCCGTGGATCGGGTGCCAGAAAGTATCGCCCGGCTGTGATAACTGCTACGCCGAGGCGATGATGGACCATCGGTATAGCAAAGTGCAATGGGGTCCGCACGGCGAACGGAAGCGCACGAGCAAAAACTACTGGAACAAGCCTCGCCAATGGAACAAACAATCAGCGGGCTTCATGGCGACGCATGGCAGGAATCAGCGCGTATTCTGCGCCTCTCTAGCCGACATATTCGACAATCGCGTGCCGTCAGAGTGGCGTGCCGATCTTTTCGCGCTCATTAGCGAGACTCCGGGGCTCGATTGGCTGTTGCTGACGAAGCGGCCTGAAAACATGGCTGAAATGCTGCCGAGCGATTGGGGAAGCGGATGGGCGAATGTCTGGCTAGGAGTAACGTGCGAAGATCAGGACCGAGCCAATCATCGCATCCCGATCTTGCTTACAACTCCCGCTGTACTCCACTATGTGAGCTACGAGCCTGTGTTGGAGTTGGTGGATTTCTCACGCTGGCTTCCTATCGCGCCTCGCGGCCAAGGGTGGGCGCCAGTAAAATGCGAAGCCGCCTATGGCGAGAAGCGGCCGCGTCTGAATTGGATAATCGCCGGTGGCGAGTCGGGAAGGGACGCGCGGCCAGCGCATCCCGATTGGTTCAGGAGCGTGCGCGATCAATGCGCTGCGGCGGGCGTCCCGTTCTTCTTCAAACAATGGGGCGAGGTCAGCAATAGGCACTCGGGACGCTTGCTCGATGGCGTCGAGCACAACGCCATACCATCATCACGAAAGGAGAAATTAGATGAAAATTAGGCATTGGAATCCAGACGAAGGCGACGCCCGCCAGGGCGACGTATACCTCTTCCGAGTACCGGACGATCTAGCGATCTCGATGGCGCACGAAATCAAGCCGCGCGATGGTCGTCTCGTTCTCCTCGAAGGAGAGATTACCGGACACCATCACGCTATCGGTCTTCGCCTGCCGGAGCCTGTCGCATTCCGCGACGACGCTATTGCACGCAATCTTTCGGCCGAGTCTGGTATTGGCACGGCTAGGCTCTATCGCGATGCGGCGGCGGCCAGAAAGTTGGTTCACCGAGGCGAACTCACCCGCGACGATCTCTGCATAGGGTTTCTCATCGTCGAGGGCGCTGCTGTAGCGCTCAAGCACGAAGAGCACGATGCGATCCATATTCCAGCCGGACGGTATTATGTGGGTCGGCAAATCGAGAATGCCGGAACAGAGGAGCGCATCGTACGTGATTGATCGATGTCCAAGAAAATCAAAACTCTATCTCCTGAGCAGATAGCTAGAATCCCGGAGTGGGTGGAGAAATGGACAGCCTATGGGCTATCCACGGAGCCCGCTGATTTTGATCGAGCAACCGCTGCCGCGCTAGCTTGCTATGACATAGCGGGCCTACAGCGACCTCGCTTCGTGCTTCGCATGGGCTCTCCGTTTGGAGCGACGATTGGTGGCATGTTGGCCATAGTTTTATTGCGTCGTTCCACGCAAATCCAGTCGCACGTCAGGTCGAACGTCTGGTCGCAAGTCTGGTCGCAAGTCGGGTCGCAAGTTGAGTCGCAAGTCTGGTCGCAAGTCCGGTCGCAAGTTGAGTCGCAAGTCTGGTCGCAAGTCGGGTCGCAAGTCCGGTCGCAAGTCTGGTCGCAAGTCCGGTCGCAAGTTGAGTCGCAAGTCTGGTCGCAAGTCGGGTCGCAAGTTGGGTCGCAAGTCGGGTCGCAAGTCTGGTCGCAAGTTGAGTCGCAAGTCGGAACGGCGTGGCTACAATACCGCGCCTGTCAATTTTGGGCGGGATGGTATGCGTATATCAGTTTCCTGCGCGACGTTTGTGGTTGGGAAAGTGACTGTTTATCTAATTTCGCGCATGACGAAGCGTTAGCGCTCTCGTGTGGCTGGACGTGGTGGCATGAGGATATTGTCGCGATTAGCGACCGACCACGGATTCTAAGACGTGATCAGGCTGGACGACTCCACAACGATTCAGGCCCAGCACTGCAATATCCTGACGGATGGTCGTTGTACTGCTGGCATGGTTATTTGCTGCCAGCCTCGCACGAATGGCTTATTAGCAAGCGAGACGACATCACGCCAGAATTTATCGAGCAGGAGCCGAACGCCGAGTTAAGGCGCATTGCGTTGGAAATATATGGATTCGACCGCTACCTCGAAAAGCGCAAGGCCAAGATAATTGCAGAAGATGTTCTGCATGGGCAGACGCGCCGCCTACTCTCTATAGACGTAGGTAAAGAAAGGGTGCGCGTCCTCGAAGTCATCAACGGCAGCGAGGAACCAGACGGCTCGCGGCGCAAATTTCATCTTGGCGCGATGCCAGGAAATACGCCGCATGAGTGCGTTGCGGCCAGCTTCGGTCGTCCTGCGGACAAATACCGGGAGGCGGTAGGAACATGAGCAATTCGAGCGACTACACCAAGCAGTGTATTTTCTGCGGCATGTGCCATTCAGGAGCGTGCCCACGCGTGAAGGTGATTGAATATCACGATAACGGCTGCGTCAAGCACGTCGAGTTCTTCCCACTGCCTCTCTTAACGGTGAAGCCAGATGGAACAGTAGAGTTCCTTTCTAAGAATGACGAGGACGACATTAACCCCGCTATCGTTGCCGAGATACAAAAGCGAGCCGACAAGATTCTAGCCGACGATGAGTACGTCCCTATGGATGATGGCTTACTGGAGGTTCTTAGGAATGTGGGGCTCCCGCTCCCTCTTGAGCGTAGGCTTGAAGCAGCCGATCTCATCGAGCGCCAAGCCGCCGAACTCAAGAAATGCGGTGGTCTCGCGGAATGGCGGAGGCTCATGTCTGCGCTTTGTGAATACGAACTCGATTATCAGAAGGACAAAGCCAAAATCGCCGCCCTCACAGAGGAATGTGAGCAGTTGCGCAAGGCGCTTAGAGAACTGGTCGATGCCGTAAACGCAGAGGTCAACGAGAAGGGTGCCGGTGGCTATTTGCTCGCTCGCTTGAGTGACGCCCGTGCCCTTCTCAGCATAGGGAGCGAGGAGTGAGTGAGCGGCGCGGCATGAAGCGGGAAGCGGCGGCGGATTATTGCGATCTGTCGCTGTCCGGCTTCGACGATTGGGTTTCCCGTGGATTGTTGCCGGGGCCGATGCCGGGAACCAAGAGATGGGATCGCAAGGCGATAGATTTGGCTCTGGACCGTCTTTCCAAGATCGAGCACAGTGGGTCCGCCTATGACAGGTGGAAAAGTGCGGGTTCGCCTGAGACACGTCAAGCCCGTTAGAAAGGTGCTCGCTTCCGGCGAGACTGTCACCTATTATTATCACCGGGTCACGGGCCGGAGGGTATTTGGCGTTCCGGGCTCCGATGAGTTTCTTAAGAGTTACGAGACCGCCGGCCGCCCTCAAGATCACGTCACGCCGGACACGATAGCCGAAATCGCCCTTGGGTTCCAATCGTCACCGACATTCTCAAACCTTAGCGAACGAACGCGGCGAGATTATGCGAAGCACCTTAAAGCCATAGTCGCGAGGTTCGGAGCGGCAGAACTCGAAGTGTTCGAGGACCACCGCATTCGCCGCGACATCATGGAATGGCGCGACGGGCTCGCCAAGAGATCGAAACGGCAAGCCGACTATGCGCTAGCCGTTCTGAGGCGGATGTTGCAGTGGGCTTACGATCAGGGACGGCTTTCGATCAACCACGCGACCAGAGCCGGGAAGCTATACACGGCAGATCGCTCCGACAAGATTTGGGAGCCGCACCATATTGACGCCTTCATGCGGGCCGCGAACGAAACCTTGAAGCAAGCCCTTCGTCTCGCGCTCGACACCGGGCAGCGGGAAGGCGATCTTCTCAGGCTCACTTGGACCGCATATGACGGTCAGGCACTCACGCTGAGACAGAGGAAGCGTGGCCGCAAGGTCTACGTGCCGCTCACGCGCGAATTACGGGCGATGCTCGACGCCATGCCGAGACGCGCCGCAACCATCCTCACGAACCAGCATGGGCTTCCGTGGACAGAGAGCGGCTTCAGGGGGATGTTCGGTAAGGCAAAGGAAAAAGCTGGCATCGAAGATCGCACGTTTCACGATCTTCGCGGGACATTCGTGACCCGCGCTTCGCTGAGAGACCTCACGCCGCAACAGATCGCCACCATCACGGGGCAGTCGGTCAAGGACGTGGAGCATATCATTGACACCTACCTTGCGAGGACGCCCGAACTCGCCAAGCGGGCTATGCGGAAATACGAAGGCAGAACAAAAAATGGAAACCAGAGTGGAAACCGAGCCGGGGCGGGAGGCCGCAAAGAGGACCTAAGTTCTTGATAATAAATGGTGCCCAGGGGCGGAATCGAACCACCGACACGCGGATTTTCAGTCCGAAAGTATGGTAATTCGATCAATGCCTTACCTGGAAACCGGGCTATTTTACCGCAACAGAGAATCAATGGGTTAGAACCGAAATGGAAACCAACGAAACGAGTCACTTAATGCTTCCAGGCGATCTAGCCGAAATCCTTGAGGTTAAAAGCAGAATCCCTTACATTGCGACTTAGGCGATCTGAACCTAGGCACAACCTAGTAGTAGGATGCCCCGGCGGGTGGGAGACCATCCGCCCTTCTTTTGGCGATATTATAGTTCACGTACCCAGCTAAATAGCCCTGTATGGGACGGGCGCTCTTTGCAGCTCATTCTGATCGGCGTGGCGCCCTAGCCTTAGGCTGCGCTTTTGGCCGGAATTATGTAGCAGTCTCACCTACGGTTGAGCGCGAGTCGCACCTAGGCGGCGGCGCTAGGTTTTAAGCTCGCGGCTTGCTTCTCGATCTTGATGATCTGGCGCCCAATAAACTCGGCAATGGGCGGGGCTACTGCGTTGCCAATGAGTCGCCCTCGTCTACCGTCCATCCGTCCGGGAAACCCATCAGTCTCTCGCACTCTGTCCAGGTCAAGTTTCTGGCCACATAGAATTGGCCGGTCGGTATGGCCTCCCTGATGTCTGCCAGTCTGGGCGCGTATCGTGGGGCTATAGCTCGTTGCCTTGGTATACCCAAAGCCGCCGCGACGCTGAACCAGAAGCGGAGTGTCTGTGACAAACTCTCCTGGAATACCGGGTCTAGCTCGCGCCCTGCCCTCTGCTCGCGGCGCATGATTCCCAAGCAATTGGCTGCCGTTAGAATAGAACTGATAGGAAAGTTCCGATCTAAGACTTGCGACAACGAAAACTCTTTCGCGGTGACGCCTCAAAATCCGCTGACAATGCGGGTCGATCTCGCAGTGAAAGACCGGCTCCATGCCGGCACGCTGGAATCCGAGATCAAAACCGCCTATTCCTGCGAAGAAGGAAGCGAAACGCATGTCACACACCCTGCGCTAGATGGCCCGGGCACGCGCGAGCAAGGGGCTTCTTCTGGCCCCAAGGGCTACGCCTAACTATTCGGGGGAACGCCGAGCCAAGTGGCTCGCGAATGCCGAAGCCAATTTCGTTCAGCCCAGCCCAGCTAGCCAGCGCCCAAAGGCTCTCCCGAAGGAGGGCCTTTTTCATTAGCGCGATGATTCGCCCGTGTCGAATCTCACATGAACCGACTCGCCCAGCAAGGAGAATTTTGCCAAAATCCTCCAGGCTGGGGTGATTTCCACAGATGGCAGTTCGTGAGTTTCGCTGGCAATTGTCGGAGCGGCAGTGGGCCTATCTTGGCTGGCTCGTGCGCAATACATGCTTAGGCCGCACGGAAAAGGACGTGGCCGCCTACTTGCTGAACCAGAAAATTCAGGAAATGCGGCTCGCAAAATATTCCGAACCGTGCCCTGAGGACATCAACGACGCCGCCAAGGAAACCCCAAGATTGAGAAGTAGGGCCTTGGTTGCCGAAGTGGACGAAGCCTTGGAAGATGACGCCTCAGAGAAGATCGGGGACCGCCGCACTTGAGCGGTGACCGGTAGTCCACTACAAAGCCATGTTCCGCACGTGGTGCCAGAGCACCTTGCCCGACAAATCGTGCATGCGCTCGATGACAAATAGATCGAGAGGCACGCGGATAATCACTCCGGGCTTTCCGACCTCGTGCCGCTCATAGAGGCAAAGCGCGAGTTTGCCGGGCGCCTCCTCAATGAGGCTCACGATCCAACGATTATCTTGATCGTGGTCGCTCATTTGGCCTCGCTGTTGAACGAGGCGACGATGACATTGCCGCGCTTTTCGACTTTCGGCTCCCCGTCGTCGATCAGGTTCAGCATATCGGTTATGTCGTTGGCGATGCGGACGTGCTCCTTTGCGGCCTCTATTTCCGCATCGATTTGTTCAAGAAGCCGCTTGCGCAACGATTGCGGAATTTTTGATCGCTTAGCCATCGGGACCCTCAATCGACCAAGACTTGTTTCTTGTCACCCATCTTGTCTCGCTTCATGCTTAGGAACACAGCCCCCTCTTCCGCATTCAAGAAGCAGGTGACCGATCGGTTCGCCGGGTCGAACACCGACACCCCCGAGCATCCCTCGCTCTGTTCCTTGCAGCCGTTGTGGCGGGCGTAATCGTCCATGAACTTGTAGCCGCGCACGCGCAGGAAATTCTGTATATGCCCGCGCGACGGATTCTCGAAAGAAAATAGCCCCGACGTGTGCTTGTCTCCGCAGACATAGAGGTCGGCATCTTCCCCGAGCTGGCCTTCGCGCATCGGGCCATGCATCGGGTTCCAGATCGAATTTCCCTTGAAGTTATGCGCCACGTAAACCTTGACCTCCCAGCCGTTCGGGAACTCAAGAATGAAGCGCGCCTCCCAGTCGTGACAGACAAGCTTGTGCGTTCCGAAACGCTTGGCCATCTGCATGAGGATCGCAGAGCCGTCGCCCCATGCGTCGTGGTTGCCGAGAATGAAGAGCAGCCACCTGACCCCGGAATCGAGCATGAACCATTCGGCCAGGCGCCGCGCCGTTTTGACACTCGTGTCTTGGTTCGCATAGAGTCGCATAAGTCGGCCGGCCCAGTTGTTGGTGGTATCCCCGACGTTGACGCCCCACAGGCCTTCCGTGGCTTTGCACAGCCCTATGTCGCGCTCAAGGACCGGCCAGTTGCAGCCGTTGTCGTCGAGATGCGGATCACCGAACCAGCACAGCCCGATGGGCGCATTGGACTTCACCTTTACCCGAAACCAGGTGTGCGCCTGGTGCGAGGCCATACGCTTGGTGAAGCGTTGCGATTGTAGCCTGATGATCTCTTCGACGGGAATGTCTTCTTCGGGGAAATCGGGAAGTTGGATTTCGGATTGAGGGGGGGGCGGGGGGATTTCGGCGGCGAGCCGGCCTTGCAGGGTTGATCGCCGGATGCCGAGATGCCGGGCGGCGGCTGAGACGTTGCCGCCGAACTTGGCGACTGCATTGTGCGCCTCAATGATCTTTTCTCTGCCGAGAGGTTTTGGCGGCATCGTATTTCGCCTAGATTGCGCTATCAGTCTCACAAATCACGGTGTCGCGGTGCCCGCAGTCCGGCATGTGGTAGCCGAGGATTTTCCCGGTCGAGAGGTCCACGATCTTGGATGGGCACCCGACTCGCCAGAAGCGGTAATTGCTAGATCGGTGCGCCATGTCCCATTGGACGCCGATCGGGATGCCGATGCGGGAGCACACAGTCGGATCGGTGAGGTCGGGATTGACGGGTTGCGCGCCACTATCTTCGGCCTGATCATAAATCTGGATTTCCTCGCGCCGGCAGATCATCATGGAATGCTCGGTCGCCCATTTGAGATTTTCGGCCCCCGTCATTGCGGCGTTCTGATCGGGAGGCCCGGCGACCGCGACTTTGCAGAGAATGAGGACAACGGCAGTCGGCGCAAGGACGCTCATAGCTATGGCCTTTCTGTGCAGCGACGAGTCATGGGGGTTACCTGATTACAAGATTCTTGATCCAGCGGTTCGCGCCTAATGCTCGAACCGCCACGAACATTCCTAGCCGGACGAGAGGACGCACTCCGGCTCTCCGCATAATTTCGAGAAAGATGTCGTCGGCATGCCGCCTCGTCGGCGCGCACGGGTGGTAATATCCTTTGCCGAACAGCGAATAGAGATAATCGTGGATCAGCGCCGCTGCTCCATAGTGACCGCCCCATTGCGTTATGAGCACATGGAAGGGGCTGCTCGCGCCGTCGGTTATGAACCCGGAGGGAACGACGATTTTGCACCCGCCAAGAGTCGTATAGCTGTAGGGCTCTTGGAGAACCCATTCGCCATTCCCAATCGGCTTGATCCTCGGGAATGGAATTGCCTCCAAGCTCTTGATCTGGCCGCCGCTCTTCTGGAATGTATCGCTGGTGCGGAAGCCTTTCATGGCCTGCATCCGTAGGAACGCCATGCGGCGTTGAACTCCCTGATCTGCCTGATCGTGAGCGGACTATCGTCCTTGCCCGAGTAGGTGATCCGATTGAATGAACCGCACACAGCGCGTGAGATGGCGGCATTGACTTGCCGCTTCGATGGGATAACTTGCAGCACGGACGGATGCAGAGCTTGCGGCAAAAGCCAGAAACTCTGCACGACGGCAAAGACAGTCGCGAGGCAGTAGAGTCTCATGCGTTGTCCCGATTGTCTGGATCGGTTGAAATAGTATCGTCCTTCACCCCGGAAGCTGCCGCCCTGGCCCGCCTGATTGCATCATCGACCGTGGAATTGAGCGCCTGAGAGATGAGGTATTCAGCCCTCATCGTCAGGCCGAGTTTCTCAAGTTCGATGATGGCGCGGAGCAGAGTCGGCAGCAGCCGGATAAAGACGATCAGGCCGGACACCTAGTTGTCCTTGCCGGTGGCCGCTACAGTGTTGACCTTGGCGCCGAGCGCCGTGATGCCGAGAGCGATAAGCATATCTGGCACATGCTTGATGAGATCGGTAAGCGTCATGTCGCCAACTAGGTAGGACACGATGAAGCTCACGAAGGCGCTGACACCCAGAACTTGGGTGCGGTAGCCCTTCATGAATCCACCAAGTAGAATCGTCGAGAGAACGTTCATTGCAGTCTCCTTCCATAGGGAAAAGGCCCCGAAGGGCCGTTCAGATATCGCGCCACATGGCGCGATCAGATGAGGCGGAATCGCCGCCATTTCTTCCAGACGCCGCGCACCCAGAGGCAGGCTCGGCATGCTGTCCGATACCGCAGGCAGAGCCTGACTATGCGTCCCCACTGCCACATGGCGTCACCATTTCGTTGGCAACTCACCACGATAGATTTGAGCCTCGACTTTGCGTCGGCGCTTCAGCCCGGCATTCGTCGTCGGCCAATTCTCGATCTGCACGGCCGCTTCGGCGTGCTTCTCGGCGTTCACCAGAGGCCTGACCTTTCCATCCCGGAAATTACCCGGCCCCTGCTGGAAGATGTGGAGAACCAGGGCATTCACCTGTCCCTGGGTCAGAGGCACGTTGACGTAGCTCTTCAAATAGCGGAGCTGGAGGTTCAGGTCTTGTCCTAGGATAGAATTGGCCTCAGCCTCCGTGATAGTCATCCCCTGCTTCACCTTCGGGGGCACCCCGGAGCCGTTGTTATGCCCATAGCCAATTGCCCAATCGTTGCGATCCCAGTAGGCCGTCAGCATCTTGCCCTCGAACCGCTTGGACCAGGAGACGCAGAAATCGTCGTAAGCATAGTTGCCGGGAGAGAACATCGCCTCGCCGACTGGCACAACCGGCGAAACGGCTGGGGTTTGCGGTGAAGCAGGCGCAGGCACCGGCACCGGCGCTTTAGGGTCTTGGACGGCGAGATATTTCTCGAACACCCATCCTATGTATCCGGCCGGCGTCTTGACGCGGTTCCAGGCGCCGGCATCCTCGAGCACCGTAACCTTGGTACCATGCGGAATTGTTCCCTTGATCGCGCCGCCTGGCTCGGCGCGGAAATTCAGCGTGTCGCCCGGCGTGTCAACCCATCGAGCGTATCCAGATGGCTCCGTTGGCGAGTATGGTTCGTCTGGCGATGCCGGTACGCCGCGCGCCGCCTTAACCTTGTCCATGAGCCACGGTTTGGTGACGAGATCGCCGGGGCAGGCGTGCGTCGTTTCCGGGTCTTCTCGATGCAGTTTGAGATGGGCATCGTCTAGCGGGAAGCCGAGCCAGTCCATGATCTCGGCGAAGCCCCATGCGGCGGTGTTCCAGGCGACGGCACCATCGCCCGTCTTTGGATCGTGAACGCCATGCCGATAGTCTCCTTCGACCTCGATTCCGAGCCCCTTGCCGTTGAATCCGGGAGAGTTGGTGCCGGGAAAGGCGAGCGGCGTACCGAGATAAATCTTATCGAGGATCACGATCAGGTTTGGTCCTGTACTCCAGCCTCGGCTCTGGTAGTATGCGCCTAGATTTTTGATCCGCGTTGATGGCGATACCGGCGGCTTGATGTAAGGAGCCGCCGTATTGTGGGCGACGAGGAATTTCACCCATGACGGTTTCGGTTGCGAACGCAACCATGCCCGGAATTCCTCGCGTGTATATCCGTTGCCTTCGAATCCGCCTTTCCAACTCATGGCGAGTTCTCCTAATAAAAACCGCCCTTCCCAGGGCGGTCGTGAATGGTGGTGATTGTCGCGCTACAGAGAGGGCTTGTTCCGATTCCGCCACGTAAGAGCGATCTTCAAGGCGAGAAGAGCGACGGACAGGATCATGCCGATGAAGCCGCCCGCCGCGGTGAGCATTTGCAGCCATGCATTCGTGGCGGAAAAATCCGGAACAGCGGCCGTCGCGGCTGATATGATCGAACCGGCCCCGCCGATGGCGGCGACTTGCGTCACGCTCATCTTGTCAACGGCGTGCTCGATGGCCTGCCAAAGATAGGCTAGAATGTCATGGTGTCTGTACATTCCCTATGCCGCTATTAATGTGATTGTCACTGTCAGGGTATCTCCCAAGGAGATGCCTGGAGACAGTCCCGCGAACGCGGTTTCTCCATGAATGATTCCGCTCGTTCCCGACGGCGCTGTTGACAGGAATGCGCCATAGAGAGATGCGCTCAGAACGGTGACGGAATAGGACGCCGGAGACGCCGAATTATCGAGTGTCTGGGCTGAAACCGGTCCAGGGACGAATTGCGGGCGAACGCCGCCGCTGTATCCCGTGAATTCCTTCCATTTGTTCGATCCCCCGATCTGGGCGGCGGTATCGGATGCGCTGATTGCCGCAAATCCGTCGGCGTCGATCAGCCCGATGTACCACGCCGCGCTATAGCCTGAGCCGGCGAAGTATTTGGCGAGAAGGTTGTCCTTGCCCTCATTGGTGATCAGGTTTTCGGATTCGATCAGCCATTTTCGTTTGTTCTGCCGCCAGCATGCGATCGTGTAACGCGATCTGAGGCGGGGAAGTGCGAGCAGCGTCCCGTCCATGTCAGGTTTTCGGCCACATATCCGATCTGTACGAGCCCTTGGGTCCGATCTTGGCCGATGGCCGCTTGGTGATGTTGATTTGTGCCATCATGGCGGAAACGATGCGCAAATTTGGCGGTATTCTGATCAAGTCCGCCGTGTTTGTGTCTGTGTCGGAGGCTAGAAGAGATTCGATAATCTCGCGCGGGAAGATGCAGACGCCAATTTCTGAATCTGATGCCGACGCAAGTTCGGCCATTGTGTTCACGAAAACGGCAAGCGAGCTTTCGCTATCTATAGCCGAAGCCGCCTCAATTAGCGGATTAGCGAAGATGCCAAGCGAGCTTTCCGTGTCGGCGGCGGTTGCCAGTTCGGAGATGATCCCCGGCAAGACGCGAAGGCCGGTTTCCGTGTCGTTGGCCGAAATGGATTCGGCAATCGAATTTGGAAAGATGCAAAGTCCAGTGCCCGAATCCGAGGACGATGCCGCCTCACTGACCGCGCTCGGGAAAATGCCGAGTGAACTGTCTGCATCGGACGCCGATGCGGACTCCGCCACGGCGGCATCGTATGTGTTGTTAGCATCCTCGAAGCGTGCGAGCGGGCTTCGACCCGGCGAGCCGCGTCCGGGAACCATGTCGCGCCTCCGTGATTAGAATTAGGCAGGCCTCACAATTGCGCCGCTTGAAGGAACAGAGCATCGACTTGCGCATCGCTCAGACCGATGGCCTGGGCGAGACCCGCAAGCAGCGGGTCATCGCGGCGGATTTCGAGCGCATAGTCCCAAGTAATCTTGGCTGCGGGACCAGCAGCCTCGACCGCCTTCTCGACCTGCTCTGTCAGTCCGGCCGCTTCGATGGCGAGGCGCGCTTGCCGGGGGGTCACGGACACCGGCACCGGCGGAGGCGGCGCATCCTCCACGTCGTATTCCTCGCGCCACGCACCGTCCTTGTCCTGCACGTAGCGGGGCGCGCCGACCTTGACCTTGCCGTCAGGAACGGCGAAGGGCTCGGCTGCGGCAAGCCCGTGCGCGGCAAGGTCGTCCGCGGTCCAAATCCCATCATCGAGATACTGAGCAATCTTGCTCGGGTCGAGAGCAGGGCTCCAAGCCAGAGGCTGACCGTCTTTGAGGATGATCTTCATATTCCGAACCTCGCACGCAAAGCATTCCACAGCGCTTGCACATTCGCCTGCGAGAGTGCGGCGTTCCACATGCAGATGACCGCTACGCGGCCACCAGAGGGCGGCGGAGCACCAGCATTACCCGCTGCAAGCAACTGAAAGGTGAAGGCGGCGTTGCTCGTGGTCGGGCTCGTATAGGTCCCGTTGAAAGTCTCGACCGTGCCATCAAGAAAGAAGAACGATCCCCCGGCACCAGCAGGTTCGTTCAGGCTTACTGCAATCATGTGCCACGCGCCAGCGGTCAGCGTAAGAGTGGACGAGGCTATATTCTGCGTTGTTGTCCCGTTTTTTTGCTGGATAGACATGCTACCGTTAGAACCCAGGAGCATATCTATCCCCGGCCCTTGGCTGGTTCCGGCATCGCCCATAACCGCGCATAAGGCGATCGAGGCCGGCCGGTAAAACATCAGAAACGTCCAGGCCGCATTATCCTTGTGCAGGGACTGCATCCAGGTTTCGTTGGTCGTGTCGTAGGTGAAATAATCACCGCCATCGACCGACCAGTACTCGTTGCTGCTGAGCCCTCCTGCCGTGCCATTGAAGGTCGGCTCGGCAGCATCGCCTGTGGTGGAGGTTCCGCGATAGAAATCATAGCCATTGGCGGTCAGATCAAGCCATTTGGCCGTCTGCACGCTGGCATTGTAAGAATTTGCATCCCCTGCATCGAGCACGAACTGTAGGCCGCTCGTAAGGCCAAGCCGCTGAATGATTTTATAGGCTGACCCGCTTGGGCATGTCAGCGCCGGGGCAAGGCCGGGGATAACCGCTTCGCGCGGAATCTCAGCGCGCTCTAGATGTCCCGCCCGGATAATGGCTGGCTTCGGCGGCAGCCACAGCTTAGGCGGAAGATCATAGATCATGTCGTCCTCACCACGCCGGTAATGACGAATCTGGTGGACGTATCGACGAAGCCGACCAGATAGACCGTCTCCGTCGTGGAAATGGAAATCGGGAAGCTCTCAACGCCGGTCGCGACCTTGTAGTTGGTGTCGAGCGATAACGTTCTGGTCGAAGTGCTGGCCGCAACCTTCACCACGAATCCGAACAGCGGTATTGGATTGGTGATATTGGCCAGAGTACGGTTGCCGCCAAGCGTCACCGACCCGTTGTTGCCGTTCGCCATGTTGAAGGTGATGGACGCGGCGTCGGCAAGCGCCTGATAGGCAATCGCAGATTGCACGTCGGCGCATCCGACGAGCTTTCCCGCCGTCCCCGCGAGCAAGGCCGCCGCGCCAGCGGGAGATACATCTACAGCCCGCGCCACCGCCGTCACGTTGACAGAGCCGGTAAAATTCACCGCGCTGCCGCCGTTGCTCGACGCCGTGACCGTGCGCGATGCGCTCGTTGCACCGGCCCCAAAAGTTATCAGCCCCTGCTCCCAGTTCGCCCCGCCGTCATCGGCACGGTATGGCGTCACATCGCCATTTACCGCGCCGGCAGCGCCAAAGCTCTGCCAGCCAGTTGGCGCCGAGACGAAGGTGAAATTCCCCGTGCCCGGTGCCGACACCGTCATCCGGGCATTGTCGAGAAGCTTGAAGGCCATTACAGAGATGCCGTATAGCTGACGTTCAGCGTGTCGCCGCTGATAACCGCTCTGTCGCCGCCAGAGAATAGACCTGCGCTATAAAGCGTTCCGGCCGCATTGTCTTTGGTGGCAACAGCGCCGGAACCGAAGAGAAGGAAAGCGCCCTTCACCGTTCCAGTTCCGGTGATCGCGAAGCTCAGTGCCGCCGATAGCGATTTTGATCCGCCGGACGCCGCGCTCCATACCGCTGTCTTGCGGTTTCCAGAGTAGGTTGGAGCGTTGGTACCTCCCGCCTCTTTCCATCCGTTCGTGCCGTTGATCTGCGCCCCTGTGTCGCCAGCCGCAATCTCCGTGAATGAGACGGACGAAATCAGCCCCATATACGGTCCCGTTACCGTATATGACGATCCGGCAAGATATGTGTCGAGAGCGAGATTCTTGCCCTCCGTCATGACGGTGTTGATAATTTCATCGCGCCAGACGACTTTGCCATTCCTGACAAGCTCGGCGATATATCGCCCAGAGGCCGTGCATTCCTCGAAAGTAGGGCCGCCCCTTATCAGCGCACCGGACGAAACGTCATTGGCCCGCAAGATGTCTCGCATCGTTAGAATCTCCTATACTTGCACCACGATCCCTGCTTGAGCGTGGTGCTCGTTGATGCCGCCGCTGTGGCCTCGGCGAATTGAACCTGAACCGTCCCGGCATTGGCTCCATTTAGAACCACGCCATGAATGCGGCTTGCCAAACCATCGACGGTTGCGTTGAGAGTCCCGGCAGGGATCGGGGTGACGGTTGCGCCGAACGCCGTTGCACCCGCCGCGACGGTAGTGGAATAGGAAAATTGTGAGGCGTACCTAACAGAACTCGGAGACGCAGGCCCCGTCACCGCCACCGCCAAGCCACTGCCAGAGCTTGCCGTCTCCACCAAGGTGACGTGCAAGACGCACTCAAATTCGTAATTCTCATTCGCGCCGATGATGAACGATAAACCCGTAGCGTTTACTTTCGTTGTAGAGTTGGTAACGGTTATGTCCGCCGTCGTGTTAACCGTGAACCATGTATCCGGTCCCTGAAAGGCGAACGCACGGGCGACGAGCGTGCTCAAGACGAGCGCAGCAATAAGCATTCTGATCATTGATGGCCTATCCGCTGATGTAGTATCCGATGCCCGTGAAGGGCACGAATTTCAGGCTCTGGAAGTTGTTGCGCATGACGAAACTCGACGCGCCGTCTATCGTCTCACCGGCCGAAGGCAGGATCGTCACGTTATAGGCGGCAAAGTTTCCCAGTCCGTCCTTGATCTCAACCGCTCCTACTTTTGCCGATGACGCAGGCATCTGAATGGAGATTGGTGCCGCGCTCGAATTTTCCACTACGACGAACGTGTCCGTCGCATTTATCACCCAGGGCGATGCTTGGAGCTTATTTGGTGACACAAGAGCGGCCTGAAGGCTCTGCGATAACTGCGTCAGATTGTAAGTCTGATATTGCGCCGGACTTAGATCGCCGCGATAAACCAGGACAAGAACCTGCGACTGGTTGACAAGCGCCCCGGCCTGCACCACCGACATGTAATCCGGCTGAACGGTGAAGATGCCGTTCGACTGCGTGATTTTGAGTCCGTTCGATCCTTGCGCCTGAGACGGGAACGAAGTCACAACCCTAGCAACGAGATTAGCCATCACAGTCCCCTCACAAGAGGAAGCATGCCGACAAAGAGTTGAGTCGTTACGCCGTTGATCGTCACTAGACACCCAACGCGGAACTCGATCGCCTTCTGCGCGCCCCAATAATCGCGAGACACCATGCCGGAATCCACGTCCCTGTCGAAATAGTCGTCGTTCACGGAACTGGCCAGGCTCGCCATGTCGTTCGGCGAGAAGGCGAAGGTGAAGAATCCGGGATTGGAAATAGTGATCCTGCCGTTGGCCTGCGTGGCCTGGAGAATCTGATTGCCGAACTTGTCCTCTACCGTAACGGTGATCGTGGCCGCCGATAGATCGACGGGCGAGCCCGTGTCGTTGTCGATCACGGAAATCGTCTGTTGCCATGTCTCTAAATTCGAGACGGGATCGAAGCGGGCGATCAGCATTATATCTTCACATAGCAAGTGACGGGAAGATACGGGGATAGCGTCGTCAGAGGCGTCCCCGAACCGCCAAGAGGAACGAAACCGCTGATCGTGGTTGACGCCCCGATACTTGATAGATTCGGGCCCGCCACGCCCTGTGTGCCGCTTGACGATGTTTGTGCACTCTGGAAACCCGTTCCATGCACGACATTTCCGTTATTGCTCAAGCTGGTTGACGCCGAGATATTGGCAACGCTGAGATTGACATTGGGAAGATTGGCTTGCGCTATTGCCTGATTTTGCGCGCCGCCGCCGGCGGCAAGAACCGTGTTCCCGGTAATCCTGCCCGCCGCAACGTTGCCCATATCATCAAGGCCGATGATCGCCCGGCTTCGCGCGTCGGGAAGCGTGATCGTCTTGTTGTTGGTGAAGTCTGCCGATGCCGATGCCCCGCGCCCGCCGGACACCGGGCACTGAGCGTCGGCACAACTGTTCCATAGTATGGTGTAGAGATTCTGCGTATCGGCATTGGCCCGCTCGCTCGCCCCTGATGTTGCCGATCCGATCGTCTTGCCGTTAAGCCTAACCCATCCCGTCAGGGTTCCTGTCGAGGCCCTGCACTTGATATCGCCAGTGGCTAGAATGGTTGTCGCATCGACGCCGCCGCCTCCTCCGCCGCCAACGTTTCCTACCGTCTGAATGTTGTCGATGTCGAAGATGACATTCCCGCTCGCATCGACAAGTCGAGCCCTGTAGACGCCATCGGCAAGCCAGAGAGTCGGAATCCTTCCGTTGCCGTCCGTAACGAGAGGATTCGGAGCCGTCTGCGTGAGCTGATAGTCCGAAAAAATCTGTGCCGGGTTGAGAGTCCCTGCGGTATAAATGGACAACTGGGCACCGACGAGCGGCCTGCCGTTGTTGTCAACCTGTTGCGAGAGTCCGAGCCCGTACAGCGTACCGGCGGAAAAAGCCGGGGAAATTCCAATGGTTAGCAGAAGCAGCGCCGCTATGGCGCGCCTGAGCAACGTCATGGTATCATCTCCAGATGGACGAGTTAGTCAGGACGGTGGTTGCTGTCCTTGCGGGTAACGCGATCACGGCCTTAGCCATTTATATTGTAATCGCGTACCGTCGCGGGGATAGAGTCGGGGTGGCATTCGTCAACGCTGTCGCCAAGATCACACATCTTGGATGGCGGGCCGTGCAACTCTACATAGCCATAATGTTCTTGGGCGCCTTCGCCTATGCCGCGAAGCTCTTATTGTTCGGCGGGTGACGCCATCAATTCGCGATAAATCCGCGCCACCAATTCTGGATGCCCTAGTTCCTTGCCTATAGACGAGGCCAGAGACTTCGTTGCCGCTTTTATACTTTTGCCGTTCTCGCGGGCATATAGCCACGCCTCATAGGCTCTCTTGGTGTTGGGATTTTCGGCGATATGCTGAACCACTTGCGGACTAAGCACTTTCTCCGCGTGTTCGATCGAGACCTCTCTTGGCGTTGCCGCTATCACTCCGCGAGATAGCGGCCCAGTTACCTTCTCTGCTTCTCCGCCGACTCTGGCCAATCTACCCGCCGCATGGGTAACCTCCCCAACAATACGCGGTGACGATGCTGCAAGACCAGCCAGCATGGGGATAAGAACCAGTGGATTGGCAACGACAGCAGCCATGAACCCTCCGGCTCCGCCATGAGCAGCCAATCCAAGGAGTCCCTCCATGCCGGTTACCAATTTTGCCGGAAGACCTCTGGGCATCCATGTGCTAGCCGATTGACCGGAGAGAGAGGGCATCAACTCGGGAACCTTCTTCTGGACAAGTTCTGCCAGTTTGGCTCTCGCCGTCCAGTTCGTGAACGCATTATTCCTGAGCACAGATTGCAATTTTCGCAACGCCGTGTCGTAATTGGTTTTAGACCCCTTAAGCGAGAGAGAATTCTTGAATTCATCCAGAATGTTCGATGCTCGCTCGTATGCCTTCATCACATTGGCATATTCGGGTGCCTGTTTGTTAATCTGCTCCCGTATTGCGCTCACCACTTCTCCCACCGCCCTGCGCTCGGCAGAACCATAGGGGAATCTCTCGCCGATGTCGGCGATCATCTGCTTGAGAGCATCGAACCCAGCCGCCGTGTGATATTCCTTAGGATCGAGCTGTTTCCAGAAATGGAGAGTGTCAGCGATTTCTTGGCGAATCCCCTGCGTTGATTTGTTAAGGGAAATCCCCTTGAATGTCCTAACTTTATTGGCGTTTGCAAAGGCGTCGTCGATAGGCTTGAAATCAAGAACAGTACTATCCGATGCAATCCCTCTCATGCCCTTGGTATATTCGGCAGCCCTTTCTTTGCGCAGTTCGGTTATGGCTTTATTGGCCATATCAACGGGCGCATTTGGATCGCCATAACCGCGCATCTGTGCGCGAAAAGCCTCTCCCTCTGTCCCCCCAACCTTTCCTGATCGGTATGCCTCACTGATTGCCTCCGGCCCCATTCCGCTTGTGAGGTGTCCCACTGTTTCCTTGGCAACCTTGATAGGAGCCTTGGCGACTGTGCTAGCAGTTTTCCCGGCCAAATAAATAGGATCGGCAACACGTGCAATCTGTCCTATTCTACCTGGCATGCTCTCGACGGGAGCCGCGATTGTCGAAGCAGTAAGCGCCATCTCGGCCGGCCTTTCGGCCAGATTGCGCTTAAGCTGCTCTTTATCCCAAATGATATTGCCCTTTTCATCTCGGCGGAATCCGAGATCGTGCGCCAAGTTACGATAAAAAGGATCGGCATACTCGGTTTCGTATTGTTGTTGTCCGGGGACGAGTTCCTCGGCCATGCCAATCAGCGTCTTCCCTAGCGCCTTGATTGTCTCGGTAGGATGAGACGCAGCTTCGGCAAATTGCCCAGCAACTTTCTCTGCATTGGCAGGAAGGTTTTGCAAAGCCGCCCTCGGTACATCGGATAGAGCATAATTGCGTGGCTGCGCAACCCTCGGGATGCCACCCTTCGGGGCAATCGTCTCCTTGCCCGCCACTGGCTCGGGAACGATACCTGACGCTTCCTCGAAGGTAATGTAACGTGGCGTCTGGCCGCGCGCGGCCTTGGTATCTCTGTCCGGGATAGATAGCCCTTCCGTAGGCGCAATGCCCGCGCGAGCGGCCCCGTACCATGGCTTCCATCCTTTCTGCTTGGCCTGATCGAGGGCGAAGTCGATCTGCTGCTTCCAGGTTGCCGGATCGCGCGCATCTAGCCCGGTTGCCGCCGTGAAGTCGTTGCCCATCCCGGCTTGGGCGAATCCTCTTCCGCCGCTTCCATAGTGGAGTTGGAACGGGCCGAACGAGGTTCCTGCGTCTCCGGTATACTGGTTCAGCCCTTCGCTCTGCGCCACGCGAACAGCCACATCGGGATCGATCCCGCGCGCCTTGGCGGCTTCCCTGATATAGGACACGGCCGCATCCGGGCTGTACGCCCCGCCTGAAGCTTCCTCAAAGGTAATATACCTTGCCACCTTATTCCCCGACGACGAGGTGCGATCCGTCCCACGTTGCGGTGACGGGTTGCCCGTTCTGCATGAAGGTGTAGGATTGCCCCTTGACTAGATCGCTCTTGTTCTTGGGGAGCGGAGGGGCCGACTCTGAGTCGTATTGCCCCGACTGCCCACCATATCCTTTTCTGAATTCACTCCTGACTTGACTTGGCGATTTTCTCGCCGCTTCCATTTCTTTGTTAAGCTGATCGACACCGGCCTCGATCTGGCCATGAGACCATGCGGCATCGAGGATTTCTCGCGCGTGCTCTTTGTCGCGCACTGTCGGCACGCCGGTTGGGTTCACGGCACGAGCATAGACGTTGATATAGGAGTTGATCGCGGCACCGAGACGAACCACATTCGGATCGCCAGTATGGAGCAACCCGGCCTCAATGATCTTGTTAATGGCCGGATAGTCCGTGCGCGAAACCTTGGACGAGGACTCCACAACAAGAGGAGCAAGGTTTTGCGCCTCCTGAACCGCAAGCTCGACGTTAGCCGAGCGCGTTCCAAGCGTTCTCTCTCCGGCCTTGAAGCCTTGGTATTCCGCGTTCCGCGCAGCTCTCTCTTCCGGCGTTATCCCCTGATCCTGCCCGATTTCGTCCATAAACCTGCGAATCTTGATCCGGTTCTGTGAACCGATATACCCGTAACCGAGACCGGTGAATACGCTGGTATCGCCTGCAAGAGCTTGTCGCGCCATACTCTTGGCAGTATCATCATCAATCAAATACTGATCGGCAGAAGGCGACGTAGATTGATCTACCGGCTTCCCCTCGGGGCTGAGAATCGGCTGTCCGGGGCGCGACGGAATCCACCCCATCTGGCTCGGCATTCCCCATCCGCCTTTGGTAATCTCGCCCCACGTGTATGTAGGCTGAAGCTTCATGGCGTCTTCAATGTCGCCGGCACCCACCAGCATCTTCGTTGCCACGGACGTGTTGATCGTCCCGTCTGGATTGACGGGGATGCTCTTAACCGCATTGAGAAGAGATTGCTTCTGCCTCCATTCCTGCGCACGGCGCCATGCCTCCGGCAGATCGCCGAGTGCGGAAAAATCGACGAGAGGCGGCCCTGACTGCGGCATGGCCTAGACTCCATCCCAGAGGCGGAAGGCTTGCAGCGCGCGCGCCATGAATCCCGGATTCGCCGGGCTTACCGTCGTTTTCCACGAAGCGGGATCGGCGGGATTTGTGCTTGGCGCTTGGCGCTGAGGCACAAGAGAACCGAGCGCGCTGAAGTCCATGATCGGAGGCCCGGCCTGCATACCGGCTTGCATCGGAATCATCGGCGCCTGTGATGCAGGGGGAGCCTGAGTTGGCTGCCTGTTCTGCGCTTGTAGCAGAGCTATCAGTTGGGCAATGTCCATGTCGCTCACCTCTGTAGCGAAGCAAGACCGGGAATAAGCTTGGCTGCGTTCATCAGCGCATTCACCATGTTGGCGGACGCGCTATACGGTGCGAGAGCCGCATTAGCTCGCGCCTGACCAATGGTTGATGCCGTATCCTGGGCAATTCCCGCCTTGTTCACCCCTGTGTCGTAATACGTGCCGCCGATGAGATTCTCTTGCCCCGCGATCCCCCCGGCCGCTCCTTGCGCCGCATTGATGAACGGCGAGAGATTGGAGACGTAGTTCTGCCACTCTTGATTGGCGAGACCCGTCACGAAATCGGCAATATCGGTGTCCGTGTTTCCCGAGGCGAGCATGCCTTGCGCCGCGCGGTTGCGATCAATCGACTGAATGCCCTGATCGCGGCTGAATTGATATCCAGGACTCGTCTGGAACGCAGCGAGAGCACGCGCCATTCCCGCTGGGCCGTTCGCTCCCGTCGCATCGGCATAGGCATTGTAGCCGCTCTGCGCCGTCGTGAAGAGCGATTGATATGGCGACAATCCCGCCTGATAGGCTGAGACGGCCTGCTGCGTTCCCGTGTCAAGCTGACTATACGCGTCCTTTTTTCCCTGTTTTGCCGCCTGAATCTGAAGGCGGGATGCCTTCTTCTGCGGATCGGACGAGAAAATGTCGAAGATGCTCATCTAGCGTATACCTATGACTTCATAGGCCCCTGAGGCGATATTTCCCGATGAGAAAGCAAACTTGAGAGCATTGACGGATGTCGCGCCTGCAAACGTCCCGCCACCCGATATGACCGCAACCGCTCCTCCGATTTGGTACGCGCTCCATAGCGGACGCGGCGTCTTACTGACATCGCCGTGATTCAGAAGTTCGAGAGATAGATTGACGCCATATGCGGCCACGTTACTCATCGACGGCACCAGCAGAAATTTGCTGTCGTTACTATTTCCCGTAAGCGATTGTGTTCCCGCATCAGTTACCGATGAGAACGAATAGTGGTATCCTGTATTCAGATACGTGGCCCCGCCGTCTGCCGAGATCGTAAGCCATAGATCAACGACATTGTTAACGGGTACGAATCCGGCCAGCTTGACCTGAATACCCCTATATCCGCCGAGATACGGCGACGATAGTTTGACTTCCAGGGCCGCAGAGTTGGCGGGCACGGAGCCGGCGATAAGTCTTTCGTAAGCCATGCCGCTCGCAATGGCGTTCAGAAAATCGTACCAGCGCGGCGAAATAAGCTGCCCAACTACAAGCGGGACGCTCGGATCGGGGATCGGGATCACGGCCTAAGCTCCGCCTTCTGATCTCCGCCCATCAGCCCGACATAAACCGGATCGTCAACCGTTACTCGCCACCTCCGCCCGAACGACGACGTAAGTCCCGTTCGCGTCACCGTGATCTTGTTCTTCCACTGCCCTGGCTGTCCGATCGATCGGAATAGGGGATTTTTCCATGTCACTCCGCCGTCGTCGCTCCATGCAATCTGGGCCGTGGGATTGACAACCGTTATATCGGTTGAGGTGTAGTCGCCTACGCCAGTGGCGAGTTGGAAATCCGCCTTCGCCACCAAGGTGCGCGACGGAAATCCGTCAACCGGACCGCTCTCAACGACATAACTCAGATTGTCTGTGTCCTCTTTGAATACGGACGGATCGATCGAGAGAATGTTGCCTGACTTGGTGTCGCCGCACAGCCACTTGGAGAAGGCATAGACGCTTCCTTTCATGCGGGAGCGTAAGAGGCCCAAACTGTTCCGCTCGTGCCACATGCCGTTGTTGACATCGTACACCCACGTCCACGACGGCGACGACAGCTGCCAGAAATGATGACCGCCAGAAATATAACTCGACGCTTCAAGCGTGGTCTTATCGCTCACCGCCTGAATGAGTCTGTCGAGATCGGGAGGCGATACCTTATTGAGGCTATAGCCGTCCATGCTGAGGACGGTGTTGTCGTCACCGACGAATAGCAAGGCGGCACCGAAACCATCCTCCATTCCTGCAACCGCCGTGGCTGAGGCCAGGCCGCGCGGAACCCAATTCGAGCGAGAGAAGGGAAACGCAACTGGGTTTGCCGTGTTAGAGTACCACTCGATATACGCGGCGCCGAAAGCAACCAAATTATTCTGCCAGGACACAACCCTTAGCAACCCGCCGGGCTTGGCCTGGCTCTTGGTGCGATCGAGAGTGTTCAGAGAAGTTGAATTAAGTCCGCTCGCCTGGATCGTTCCGTCGCCGTACGAAAAGAAGAAATAGCCGTCCTGGAACGCCACGCTGTTCGGGTTTCCGACATTGACATCGGGATAGCTGCTGACGGTCGTCGCACTGAGGGTGAAAGCTCCGGCGTTGCATACTGCGACGATATTCGGCGTCGGCGCCGCATTGTTGCGGGCAAAGAAAACCGGATCGCTTCCGCTCAGGCTACCAGTGAGTTGCGTCACCGTCCCAGACGATGAAATCGTTACTGCTGTATCCTGGAATGCCGCATACACCGTGCCATTGACAAAGATCGCTCCCCGGAACCCTGTCAAATTCGTGGAGGCAAATCGTGCAAGGCCGGGAGCGCGTCTGCGCACGGCATCCGATCGCGCCGTGTCTGCAAGCGGCTCTGCAAAAGCATTGATGAGCCTGCCGCCAGATTCCTGTGGCTTCGCCCCCGGCATCGACGATAGCGGAAAAGGGATCGCCACCATCAGAAATACCTAGTTCGAAGCACCTGATATGTCGGCTTGCCCGAGTTCATGTAGCGCAGCCTCGCCTCAGCCCCGGCCGGATACGGGGCAAAGCGCGCGTCGGTAAACTGTCCCCTAGCTCCGAATTCCGCACTGGCCGCATCTGCCACGCAAATCGCCAACGCCTCGAAATATTCGGCGGGAATTGCATTGGGATCGGAAATCGTCACAACCCCCCTTAGCGCAAGCTCATTGATAACCCCATCAATATACTTATCGATGGCAGATACATCATCGGCTTCCGGTGCCTGTCCGGCCTGGATAAGTCCCAGATTGGCAAGGGCCGCCACGATGAGATCGTTGCGCGTGCGGGTGACGTTCATGGAGTGTCAAGATCGGTTTTCGTATCGGCAAGGGCGGAAGCGGAGGATCGATTCTAAGAACGACCTCCGGCGGTGAATCCCATCGAGGCGCGGCCAGTAGCGGGATAATCGGAGCTATGACCAGTATTGCCAGGAATCTCCGCAACCACATGCGCATCCTCGATCTCCTGTCTCGGCATGGCAATTGTGTTCGGCGGAGGGCCGAGAAATCGAGAGAGGCGAGATGCCGCCTTCCCCACAACATCGTTGATGTACTCGGCATGATCGAAGGCCGCATGAGCGTCGGCAAACGCCTTTACCGTGCCCTGCTTGATCTGCTCGGCGCGATCAGACAAGCGTTTCAATTCGCCTTCGAACGTGCCCAGAACATCTTCAACCGATCTGGCATGATCAGCCATTAGATGCCTCCTTGCGTGGACGGCCAGGCCCTCGCTTTATCTCAAGCGGCCTCTCATCTTGGCTCGGCTCCACCAGGAAATACTTGTTTCGCGACGCCACGGGAATCATCGGGTGATTGTCAGGAACGTCAACCGGATCGCCCACCTTGAAGGTGAAATCGTGCCATTCGACGCCCTCATCGCCGGCATGCGAGCCGAGATAGGTAATTTTCGCCATGTGATGATAACGGGGGAGCCGAAGCTCCCCCGTCTCCTTCTGTCTTACCGGAAGCAGGTGTAAGCGATGTTCAACGTATTGTTGAACGCCGCCGAGGCGTGGATGTTCTGAACGACAATCGTCAGAGTCCCCGCCGCAGGCGTCACTTTCGTCACAACAGGCGTGCCCGTTCCGGCCGTCGTCACGGACGCAAAACACACATCCGTGGCCAGAACTGGTGCCGTCACCGCCTCGCTGAACGTCGCACCGGCCGCCGTGGATAGCGACTCAGTCGTCACTACGCACGTCGTATTGGCGCACGTCGAAGCACCGGATGTTCCGGTGGCGGTGGATGCTCCGAACGAGAACGTCGCCGCCATCGCCACGCCGGGCAGAAGGATAGCGGCGACAAGGACCGCAATCTTAAACAAGGCCTTCATCTTTGCTCTCCTTCTTACATGTGGTTGGTGTTGACGTAGCCGATCACGACCGTGGCGGAGCCCGCCGTGGCCGCCGTGCCGCTCTGGGCGTATTTCACATACACCTGAGTGTCGGACGACACGATCGTTCCCACGCCGCGTGTGGCGCTCGTTGTTCCGACCGCCGTTGCGTTCACGTCGCCCGCCGCAACCAAGTCGTTATACGAGGTTGCATTGGTGCCGATCGTGAGCGTGTTCGACGTTCCGGCATTGAACGCAGTTGCCACCTTGACATGGACGGACACGATCATTGCGCCGGCGGGAATACGCGCCGCCAGCGGATGTGCGGAGGCGTCGGCCGAGTTATAGGCAATCGTGCCGCCGACATAGCTGACGCCGTTCAGATATACGTCGCGCACCGGATTGGCGCTCTGTGCCTCTCCGGTTGCGGCGCACAGGAAGAGAGCGGCAGCAAGCGCGGCCGCTCTAATGGGCCATCTTTTCATTGGTTCCTCCTATTACTGATCGGCCGTGGCGGCGAAGTAGCCGACTGCCATGCCCCACATCTTCAAGGCTCCAGTCGAAGTCTTGAAGAAATTCTTGCCGACGCCGTAGGCCATCTCGATGCCGACACCCTTGCGGAAGCCGTAATCGTTCTCGATGAGTTGCGTCGGTTTGGGCAACTGGCCCCACACTTGGCTCAACGCGCCCTGTCCGCACAGAAACACAGGAGCGATGTCGATGCCCGAACCGCCGACGCCGGGGATCATGTTGAACGCATCAAGCTCGGGCACCTTGGTGATGACCATGCCCTCGTAGATGAGGTCGCCGGAGCGGAACAACGGGTTCTCCTTCCAGCTGTCACCCTCGCGGGCGCGTGCTTCGCGATTGGCATTCTGGACCGCGGTGTCAGACTCGATATCACGGAACTGACGCGAGCCGACAAACACGACATACCACTCGGCGTTAACGTCATCTTCCGTCATGTACGGCGTGATGGCCGGCTGACTCGCCGTAGTGGCCTCCGCGATGCGTTTGAGTAGCATCAGGTTAGACGACGTGAGCTTGCCGTTGGTTGCATCGACATTCGCCGCCGACGTGGCAAAGTTACCCGAAACCAGGTTAGACTTCAGGTCGCCGAACAAAAGTCTGTCGGCGTTGTCAGTGACATACTGATTCTTTTGGGCGGTAGTCGCCTGGTTGAACAGGATGCCATTGACCGTCTGCCCAGAGTCTGAATCGAGTCCAGCCGGAGCGGCCTCCGAAGGGATCGCCGCCAAAGCCTGACAGATATCGTCACGCTGACGGCGGAGTCCCCACTTGGTAAGTGAGGGACGCGATTCGGCCATAGGATCGAATGACGCCTTCTGAATCTGGTTCTTCTTCCAGACCACGGCGTTGCGTGCCCAGTCGATCCAGAAGCGGCAGCCATAATTCTGGAACTGCTCCTCATTGCCAACCAGGGTGCCGGAGCCGACGCCGGTATTCGACAACGTGAGCCCGAGGTTGACGTTGATCTGCTCGCCGCCCGTCTTAAGCTCGTAGTGGCGGCAGATGATAGACATCGCCGAGTTGCCCATGTACCGCGAGAAGCGGTTCATGCGCTGATAGTCGCTCCAGATGTCTTTACGCCATTTGATTACTCTATTGTTCGATTGGGTGGTGGTTTCGGCCATCGCCCAACTCCTTTCTCCTGGCGCGCGCTACCGGCGATGCGCGTCAATTCACGCAGCCGATTTGCGTCGTCGCCTTGTTCCGAATTCGAAGAGTTCCTCTTCCGTCATCGCGCCGGTTTCGCTGCCGCCTGAGTTGGCCGGCGTTCCTTGAGCGCGTGCAATTGACGGTGGAAGTTGAACCGTTGTGTTTGGCCGGGACGGATCGGCCTTCGCCCGCGCCGCTTCGACTGCCTTCGCCAGGAAGGTTTCGTCTTGCAGAGCGGCTTCAAATGCCTTGGCGAGGAATTGCTTGTCGCTAAGCGCTTCTTCGCGCTTCTTCTGGACGTAGGCATCGAGATCGGGGCCGATTTCGCGCTCCCGCTCCCGCTTCTGATACCAGCGAACGAGATTGGGGCCGACGGTGGCCGGCGATTGCATGATGAGATCGTAGTCTTGGCGTCTACCCGCCGCGACTTCGGTCAATATCTCCTCGAACGCCTTGCGAACCGTATCTGGGCCGAATGTCGCTTGCGCCGTCTCAAGGCTCAATTCCATGAGCCCGGTTGACATCTCGCGTGCGAGTTCGGCTTTCGTCTGGGAAAGCGCCCCCTGAGGATCGGCAAGCGGATCGATAGGGTCTGGCCTGTGCTGCTCGGATTTTGACGCGAGCAGCCGTTCCATTGCCTGGACGCGGGCCAGAGCTTCTTGCGCCGCACGTGCTGCGGCCTCTCTCTCTTGCTCCGCTTTCTGCCGGCGTTCCCTCTCATCAAGAAGATCGCGGAGAATACCGCGCGCTTCCGTGCTGAGCGGAGATTCGCCTTTCGGCTCGTCCTTCGATTCCGCCTTCGCTTCGCCGCCCTCGGCCTTTGTTTCCTCGGCCTTGGGTTCCTCTGCTTTCGGTTCCTCTTGGGATTCCGGTTTGGCTTCCTCAGTTGGTTCCTTTATCGGCTCCTGATCCTCATCGATTGAGGATGCCGGAGCTTCGGTTCCAGACGCGAACAGTTCTTCCTCCGTGAGAGTCGTCATGACTCTACCGTCCTTTCTCTCGATATCGTTGAGATGCACGAATGCGCCCGTGTTGCGCTGCGGGCGAGTCAGCGAGCGGGACCGTTTAACGCCTGTCCCGTGCGGCGAACCCGTTATTCCGTTCTAAGCCACTGGCCCTGCTCGGCTAGCGTCTCGATCTCTTCCTTGGCGTCGTCGAGCGCGTCGGCATCGACCTTCAGGCCGTAGCATTCGACGCGCGATGCAAGTTCCTTGGCCTGCTCGATCGCCTCGTCCATATTGTCGGCGCACGCGACCACCGATCCAAGTTGCGTCGCACCAGGCCCCTGCGGGACGACATAATCCTGTCCGTCAATCCGGCACCATCCGATCAGCTTGACGTGATCGATGATTTCCGGCGGATAGTTCACGGCCACCCAGTCGGTTTGCACAAGTTCCGACTCCAGGAATACTTGCGCACCCCACTTGGCCTTGTATTCCGGCTCTATCAATTTCCCGCCGGCGCCCTCGTAGATGATCTCGGCGATATTCTCGATCATGAGCTGGTAAAGTTCAGACGGCGGGCACCCGGCCCGGCATGTCGGATCGATCAGATAGGGCGTTCCGTCTTCCGTGACGCGGATTTCCGTCGAGAAGAACGAGCGATAGCGGTATGATGCCAGCGTCGATGCGAGCTTGCCGTTGACGAACGTCACCGCCTCAGGCAATTCGTCGTATAGCGCAGCAGTGCCGAGATAGGCCTGGTTCTTGACTTCGAGTCCCGCCATACCGATCGACGGGAATTCTCCATCGACGCAATAGCCGTCGTATCCAATTTCTGTGGCTGGGCGGATCGGCGCCTCAACCACGAATTTCATGATCCTCTTCTTGCCGCCAAGCTTGGATTCGAGACGATCCAGCCATTGCTCAGACAGGCGCCACGACGGCGAGTGAAACGACTCCATGTCGCCCCGCGTGGCGTCGATCTTGACGTAGCGATCGTCGTGCGTTCGGAGATAGCGCTTGAGTTCCTCGAATCCCTTGAGTTCGACATAGGGCGCGATGGGCAGCCCGATGCGCTTGAAATGCTTCTTGGCTGCCGAGCGGTAAAGCTCCAACTCCTCGCCCCGGCGAGCGCCCCATACCCTCTTGCCAATGGATTCAAGATGCAGTTGCAGTGCTCCCTCGCCCACATCGGGGAACACAAACACATCGGCGTCGTCTATGTAGTCGTAGACATTCTCGGCGCGCTCGACGCCGGGAAGGCCGTCACCGAGATGCAAGTCCTCGGATTTCGCCGTCGTCTCCCAGTGCGCATAATAGAGCACCCGTCCGAAGTCCTTGGCGAGCCGTACGGCCCAGGACGGAAACACCCCATTGTCGATTACAAAGGCGCATTTGGTGGGGTATTTCATCGGAGCGACATAAGAATTCTCGCCGCTTCTTGCGGCGTCAATAGCTCGATCTCTTTAAAGCCAAAGGGTATCTCTCTGGGCAGATTTCCGGGTATTGACGGTGACCGAGTTGGGGAAACGGCGGGTACGTTTAGCGGCGGCATACCCTCTTCGTGACCGTACCACAGAGGATCAATGCCAGAGTCGAACGCCGCCCTATTACGGGTCCTTGCTTTTATCGCTGAGGCTAATCGTCTCGCCATCTCCGGAGTTGGAGAGATATCTCCCGCAAATGTCGGCTCCACCCTTGGTGCGGGGCCTCTGGCCGGAGCCTCTCCGCCCAATCCCATAATCGCCGTCGAGAGATAGTCGGCGATCGTCGGTTCATCCTTACCGCTTAAGACTCGTACCGGATCGATCATCCGGTGTATCTTCCCAAGCGGGGTCGACGAGAAGTCGAATCCCTTCGCCTGCGGTTCGTCCGGCGGAGGCGGCGGAGGCGGCGGATCGGGAATGACAACCGCCTGCATCGGAACCTGCCCAGACCGTTTCATGGCATCGTATTCGGACTGAAACAGAACTGGAGCAGCGGAAAGTCCGCCAGACTCCTTGGGAGTTTCCGGCTTTGAAGCCGGGGGAGTCTCTTCCTTATCGGGGATTAGGAGAATATTACCTTCTCGGATACGGTTGACATCCCTGATCCCATTCGCGCTCGCCAGCGCCGGAACCGTCGTGCCGAATCTCTTTGCCAGTCCGCTGAGGGTGTCTCCCCTGCGAATCCGGTATTCCATCTCTATTCCCTGATAGAATGCAGCGCATGCGCCATATGCTTCGCACTGCTCTTATGAGCAAAGCGTTTGCCCTTGTCAGCTTCGACGAATTCGCGCGCAACCTTCTGCGGAATCCCGGTGCGCTTGGCCGCCGCCGGATCGTGCGCAACCATCTCCATGAGCCGGTGCTGCTTGGCTGATTTGGACGGCATGACGATAACCCTGTTGTTCGCGTGTGTGACGGAATCCATTACGGCAATTCCAGCATCGAATAGTTGGCTCGGTAAACCTTGAGACCCACCTCCTCGATTACGTCGCGAGCCGTACCGTGATCGAAGTCCTTACATGAGGAAATCCTGAGATAGGCGCCGTGATGCTCAGGCCACGTGTCAACCAGGATCGCGCTATCGGTAAGCGGCAGCACAAGAGTGATCCCAATCTCGGTTCCGGCCCGCCAGCACGCCGGAGCCCCGGCAGGCGTCATGCCGATCCGCGCCGCCATGTCGAACAGCATCTTGCGCCACTCGAGTTCGTCCTTGTTTCCCCGCAACGAGAACGATAGCTCGTGCATGCACTTGCCGAACGCTATCATTCGTCGTCGTACTCTTCCGGTTCGTCAACCGGATCGGACGCATCCTCGTCATCCTCGGGATCATCCTCAGGGATGTAATCAGGGCAATCCGGCTGGGGGCATCTGGGGCACATTGCGGATCGAGAACCTTCCGGGGATTGGCGGTTGTCCAGGCAGTTGTCCAGGCGGCATCTGAGGCATAGGCGCTGCACCGGCCAAAGCATTGGCCATCACTCCCGGCGGCGGCATCGCATCGGGATTGGCAATCGGCGGCAGAGCCTCCGGCCTTTGTAGATCGGCAATCGTCGCGTTCGCCTTGGCGAGGCTCGCAAAGGTGTCGGCGAGCTGCTTGAGCGCCTTGGTTTTCTTCCCGCCAACATCCGCCCGCTTGGACTCGATCTCAAGCATTGCCACTTGCTGCTTGAGCGGATTCGGCTGTCGCATGCGCTCAAGTATCCTCTGCTTCACGTCGGTTTGCAGCGGCGCAATCTCAAGCAGGATATCCGGAGGCACCCCAGCCACGCCTTTGAGCATCTCGTATGCCTCGGTGTACACCGTCACATTGTCCGGCCCTTCGTCGATCTTGATATCCACGTCGAGCGAGCCGAGATGGTTCACGATCTGCGGGCGGCCAAGTTCGTCGAGCGTGAGCCCGTTAAGCTGGATGAATTGCGCCACATCGCTGTCATCGGTGACGCGTATCCACCGCTCCCCTACCCAATAGCGCTGAATGAGATTCCAGATCGCGCGATACACGCGCAGCTTCCACCCTCGGTAGGCGATCAGATACGGCCCGATATTGGCTAGCCCAGCCCGCTGCGCCAGCGCCATCGCCCTGCCGCTCTTGATGCCATCCATCCCGGCGAGCGCATTGTTGGGGGCGAAGGCCTGGATGCTCTCCTTGGCATCCTCCATCAACTTGATGTTGGAGCTATAGTCGAACGCCTGATCGTCGCGCCTCAGCTCGGCGCCCGGATTCTTCTCGATCCACCCGTCGGCTCGGGCGAATTCCTGACGAGCGCGCTCGACATCATCGACCGCATTCTTGTCAGCGATAATCCGGCGGCTGTTGGCAATGAACAGAGCCTTGGACGCCCGCTGGTTGATTTCGTCCTGATCAGAGCGCAGCTCGCGGACGAACCCGTATCTGTCGCCCTCGTGATCGACATAGGCCGAATACAGGATCACATTCGGGCGCGTGCGACCCTTCTCGTCGATCAGAAACGATTTGCCGGACAGAAGCTCAACATCAGCCGCATAAAACGTCCACCACCAATCGCCGTTCGCGTAATAGAGATGATAGACGAGCACGACGGTGTCGGAATCGGCGTCGTACCATTTATACTCGCGATCGGAGAATAGCTCGGCGTCAAGCCCGCGCGAGCGGAGCGATCTAATCTTGTCCGCCTGATCGGGGAACATCTCAGCGACAATCTCGGCATCCATCCACTTGCAGATGCCGAGATAGAGCGCATCCGAGAAATCGGCCCGGAACGAACGAGGATCGTAGAATACCGTGTCTGGATCGACGATAGCGAGGCCGACATCTGGATCGCCAGCGTCGCCGCGCACAAGGGTAAGCTCGACGCCGCCGATGCCCTCGATGGCGCCGTTGCGCGCCGATTCGGCGCTGATCTCCTCCCAGCCCTCCGCGTCGAGCACATAATTGAGCGTCGCCGTGGCAATCGAGGCACCCTTGTCGTTCTTGGGGTGCCTCGGATACGCCTTGGGGTCCTGCCGCATCCGCTCAAGCACGCCGATCACCCCGTTGATGGCACGCGGCAAATAGGGCTTGGTGAGCGGAGGCTGACCGCGGCGGCGTAGTTCGCGCAGCTCCTCGGCCGTCCACATCACCTTGTGATAGTACCGGCGCGCCCGCCGCGCCTCCCAGCGCTCGGCGTCCTTGACGCTCTGGTAGGTGAGGAATTGCTTCCTCAGCCTGTCGATTGACAGCGGTCCGGATTCGTCCTGAGGCGGCGGAACCTCAGCCGGGACAAGAGACGGCGCAAGATTGGGTCCTGGTTCGGCAAGTCCGATCATAGATTTCACATGATGAGAATAGGATTCATCGAGCCGCTATCGTCGAGCGGACGGTAGCCGCTCTCGCGCTTCGGCTTGGACTGAGGCGGCTTCCGCCCCGTGACCATGTCATCGAGCATCAGCCCGATCAGGGACAATGCGTCCACCTGATCGTCATGGCGGCCGCCGGGGAAGGTGAGCAGCTCTGACCTGAGTTCGTCGGCCCACGCGGGTTCAGGCGGCAGATAGAGCCCGGACAACGCCATGCGCGCCCGGATCGACTGCGCCCGCACCGCCTTTTCCCGCTTCGACGGATACGCCTCGCGTTGCACATAGACTTTTCTCTCGCGCATGCGCCGCTCAAGGAACGGCCCGAGGCTCGCCTTGATCTGGCCCCTCTCCTCGCCCCACTTGAGCGGCTTCCACTTGGCGATCAGATCGCAGAACGCCTCGATCGACACGTCGGGCCTTGCTTGGCGCCGCCATACGTCGAGCACGTACATCCGGCCAGACTGATCGAGTCCGACAACGATGTGCGAGGTATAATCGCCTCCGCCCTCGGTGACGGCATAGTCGCTCGCGCCGTAGACGGCGAGAGTGGCCGTATCGGGCGGAGTTTCGATCCGGAGCCACTCGTCGCGGAAATAGCCGCCCTCGTCTGGCGCCGGCGACTGCTGATACAGAGCGCTCCACATGCGCGGCATGGTGTTGGCACGGATGCGCTCCAGAGCATCCAGTGGGTAGGCCTCAGGCCACAGCGCCTCGCCGTCGTCGGATATGGCCTTGAGTTCGACGACTGTCCAGTCGTCAGAGCCGGATCGCAGCACCATGCCGGCGAGATCGTCCTCATGCGTCCGGTGCCCAATCAGGATGATCGCCCCTCCAGGTAGGAGCCGGTTATAAACGGACCCCTGATACCACTCCCACACACGCTTGCGCTCGGGCGCCGATTGCGCGTCCGCCCACGACCCCATTGGATCGTCGATGATCGCGATGTCGGCGCCGTGCCCGTAGATTTGCCCGCCGATGCCGAGCGCGTAGAATTGCCCGCCGGCATCCGTGTGCCACCTATTCTTGGCCTGGCTGTCCTCAGCCAGCCTGACTCCAGGGAACACCGCCCGATAGCGCGACGACTCAATCAGATTGCGCACACTGCGCCCGATATCAGACGCCGTCTCCGCCGTCGCCGACGCCGTGATGATCTGCCGCCCAGGCCTGCGCCCGAGCGCCCACGCCGGGAACCGACGAGCCGCCAGCTCCGTCTTTCCGTGCCGCGGCGGCATCAGCAGGATCAGCCGATCAATCTCTCCGCGCTCGACGCGCTCCAGGTGCGCCGCGATCTCCCGATGGTGCCGCGCCGCCCGGTAATGCCCGCCGAACAGCCCGGCCGCGCCCTCATAGGTGTACTCAGTGAACGCTATCAGCCCCGTCCCCGCTTGCCAGCGGCGGCACATCTCCATTTGCAGCGCGTCTAATGGCGGCAATGAGTTCAGCTTGGCTCCATTCATGTAGCGGCTTGTTCGTCGTCTCTATCCTGTGCTCTGTCTTGTCCGTGATCAATCCGTGCAGCTTGGCCTTGGCCACCACCGCACTCACCGCCGCACTCGCCCCGCGCGGATTGCTCATTCCTAGCAGCCGGGCTTCCTCTAGCTC